TTAAAGTCCATCCTATCCAACTTTAACCCGTCTTATGATCCAGAATGGGGATGGAGGCGCGGCCATGACTTGCCGGACGACTTACACCGGCTTGAAGGCGTGTTCCACGATGAATTTTTTCAACGACCACTTAAAACGTACTTGGATGAGAACGGCATATTGTTCACTGATTTTGATGTTATTTATATTCAATACGTTTCCAGTGATTTTTTAGATGGCCCTGATAGTTGGTCTCCATCATTCCGGCGTTTAATCTCTGCTCGAATGGCAAAAGACAGCTACATGGTTCTTAACCCCAAAGCAGAGAACAAAGTTAACTCAGAGTTTGCCAAGCGCGAAAGCGCAGCCAAGTCCATTGACGCCATGCAGTCACCGCCTCGACTAATAGCAGAAGGCTCCTGGGTTAGGGCGAGAAACACCGGACGATCACAGCGCCGGAGACCATAATGGCCATCTATAATAAGTTCAATCGCGGCGAAGTAGATCCGCTGGCACTGTCAAGAGATGATGTCAGCAAGATTAACAATTCTTGCGAAACAATGCTTAACTTCCTGCCTTTACGATTAGGCCCATATAGCCATTCTTCAGTTCACAAACAACCAGGTGCGGATCTGGATAGATGACGAAATATTAGTTAGGACAGCCGTAGGCAGCACAATAACTAACCCCGACTTTGATACCGACATTTCAGGATGGACAGATAACTCAGGCGCAGGTAGTTCGACAGCGTGGGAGCTTAACGGCTATGCAACTTTTACCGGGAGCGGCACAACTAGCGCAATACTGTATCAAACGGTAACGGTAGCCGGACCTGATGTGGGTTTAGAGCATGGGCTGTCGTTAGATATATTTCAAGGCAACGTGTTAGTTAAAATAGGGACCAGTGGCGTAAGTAGTGATGAAATATTCTCAGGCACTTTAGGGGCCGGTAAGCATTCGCTGGTGTTTTCCCCTTCGTCTAATTTCACAATCACATTATCAAGCTCTGTCGAATACACAGTAAGGGTAAGCTCGGTTGATATTGAGCCTGCTGGCCAGGTCATATTGGCAACACGAGTATCGACTGCTGAATTACCCACTATCAGACACACGCAATCGGCTGATGTTATTTTTGTTTCATTTAATTCGGGGCAGCAATTTAAAGTAGAACGACGCGGAATTAAATCATGGTCCGTTGTTGACTACTTCACCGACGATGGCCCGTTTGGATCGATTAACATATCAGACATAGCGCTCACGTCTAGCGCGCTAAGTGGCGACACTACAATTACCGCATCATCCGCTTATTTTAAAACAACTCATGTTGGCGCTTTATTTAAGCTTGGCTCTGCTGGCCAATTAGTTGCGGCGACAGTTACAGTAGAGGACACAGGAACCAACTCCATAAGGGTAACTGGGGTGGCAGAGTCAAGGCAATTCACGGTAGCCGTGACCAGCCTAACAGGAACCGGATCAACAGTAACCCTGCAACGCTCGGCTGATGATAGCACTTGGGTAGATGTCGAAAGTTACACCGTTGATCAAGCAAAGACTTTTGATGACGAATTAGATAACTCTATACTTTTCTACAGGCTCCACGTTAAAACAGGCGATTACGTTGCTGGTTCAATTGTCTTAACATTAGATTTCCCTGGTGGTTCAATAGAGGGAATTTGCAGAGTAACCGCCTTTATATCTACAACATCGGTATTAGCTGCTGTTTTAAAGCCGTTTGGTTCAACGTTAGCTACTAAAAACTGGTTTGAAGGCCAATGGTCTGATGTTGCTGGATATCCGACAGCAACAAAATTATACGAGGGAAGATTGTGGCACGCTGGTAAATCAAATTTGTGGGGTTCTGTATCAGACGCTTTCCTGTCATTCGACAGAGATATTGAAGGTGATTCTAAATCAATATTCAGGACTATTGGCTTTGGCCCAATTGATACAGTTCAATGGTTAGGCGAGTCAACCAGGCTGATCATGGGGATAACCACTGACGAAGTAAGCGTAAGATCGTCTTCTTTCGGTGAAATATTAACTCAAAACAACATTAATCTTAAATCAGGATCATCGCAAGGCTCTGCGCCGATAGCCGCAATCAGAATAGATGATCTTCTTTATTATGTTCAGCGGTCCGGCGTGAAGATAATGGAGCTTGAATATGCTTTAGGTTCGGATAATCACAAAGGCAGGGACTTAATGACTTTGCATCAAGATGTTTGTGATGCAGGCATTAAAAGAATAGCCGTTTCAAGACAGCCTGAAACCAGAATAATAGTTGTGCTTGATGATGGAACTGTCAGGGTTTACCTGTTCGACCCGGCTGAAGAGGTTGCGGCATGGAGCAGGTTAACCATTAAAGACGGTCTAGTTGAAGACGTGGTGATAACGCCAGGCTTGAAAGAGGATATCATTTACTTTGTTGTTAACCGTAGCGGTACTAGGTATTTAGAAAAAATGGCCAGGCTAGCTGATTATGTCGATAGACACTTTGATGCTTTCGTGTCGTACACCTCGCCAGGAACCACGATAACCGGACTATCTCACTTAGAAGGTAGTACGGTTGGTGTTTGGGCCGATGGGGTTGATAGAGGCACGTTTACGGTATCTGGTGGCAGTATCACGGTAACAGCTTCTTATACAAATGTGGTGGTTGGATTGCCATACGTTGCTGATTACCTATCTAACAAGCTTGGCCAATACGTGCCAGCCGGGTCAACCGGTAAGTCATCAAGATTAACAAGCAGATCTAGAATAACCGAGGTTGGATTAATTGCTAAAGACCTACACCCCAATGTGTTTACCTATGGGCCATCATTTACTCAGTTAGATCCGCTACCGGCATATGAAGAGGATGACGATCTTAACCAGTACGATAATACGCCGTTTGCATTTAACAGCACACATGATACTGATAGCAGAGTGGCGATAAGAGCAACCGGGCCAGTAACGATATTAGCGTTGGTGTTCAATGTCAAAGACACCTAACATACGGCCATTAACTAAAAATGATTTTGGTGAATTTAACAGCATGGGCAAAACCGTTAGGGGCTATGCCATTGAATTAGATGGTGAAGTTATAGGCATTGCCGGTGTTCTTCATACTAGACCGTTACAGGCTTTTAGTCGAATGAAAGACGAATTAAGGGAATACCCCAAAACAATAGTAAAGGTCATTAAAATGTTTAAGGGGATTCTTGAAAACTACGATATGCCCGTTTATGCAATCGCTTGCGAAACAGAGTATAATTCAACTAAAGTACTTGAACGAATAGGGTTTGAGCTAATGAATAATAGGAAATATATATGGACGCCGTAAAAGATCCGCTTGGTGCTTTCTCTTCAATATTTTCCGCTGGCTCTGCTCTTGCTGGTGGTAGTGCCGCCGATAAAACCGCCAAGTTCAAAGCGCAACAAATAGAGCGCAACGCCAAAGCTAGACGCGCATCAGGCACAAGAGAGACACAAGAGGGCTTAAGAAAAGGTCGCGTCCTTCAGTCTGATGCTATCGCACAAATGGCTGCGGGTGGTGGAGCTTTTGACGCTGGTTCTATTGAACAGTTAGCGGAGTTAAAACAGACTACCGATTACAATGCTTTGACTGCATTATTCGAAGCGGAAGAGCAAGCGAAAGGATTGGACTTAGCCGCTAAAGGCGTAAGAATTGAAGGCAAGATGGCTAAGAAGAAAGGCCAGCGCAAAGCATTAAGCACTATTCTAACAGGCGCTGATCAGGGGGTTTTTGGTGGTTAAAATCCCTAGCGCATCAAACATACCAAGAGCGGTCGCCAGTGGACAGCGGCAAGTCACTTCAATTGATACGCGAAGCTTTGCCCCTACCGAGTTAGCTCAAGCTTTAAAGGGCATGGTTGACGAGCGTGATCGTTATGAATCATCCAAAGCAGAATCTGATTTCCTTATCCTTAAAAACAAACAGGATAACGCTTACGATCAAGACGAGGACTATAAAACTATTGGGGAGCGTTACACGTCCAATGTGGACAAAGGACTTGCTGAGGTGTCTATGGGCATCACTAACCCACGAGTCAGAGCGGAGTTTTTACAAAGAAACAGATTGCGCATAGAGCAGGGCAAAGAGCGCATGAAGGGTGTCGCGTTTGGTAAGGAGAAAGACTTCGAGCGAAACTCTGTAAACGACAGCCTTAATAACTTGCGAGAAATGACATTAACCGGCTCACCTGAAGACGTGGCCACGGCAAGGAATACAGTTAACGCCAGGTTAGACGCTGCTGTATCGATGGGTTATTACTCTAACGAACAAGCCGGTAAAATCAAGAGGCACTGGAAGGTGGACTCCGCTATTGGTCGATTAAAAATGATGTCACCAGAGGATAGGATTAAAGCTTTAAACCAGCCAGTTGCTGACAACATACCTAGCGACACAAGGGTAGAGATGATCAGAAAAGCCGAAAGCGAACTGAAAAGGGATGCCAACCTTAAAAAGGCCAAAGCTAGCGAACTTTTAAATCAATATAAAACCGCTGTCAGTCTTGGGTATGAGGTCGACCCACAAGAAAAAGCCAGGGTTAAGGAGCTGGTATCAGGAACAGATCAACAGGAGGAGTTTGATCGAATAAATAAAACTTCCGCTTTTTCTGTGTTATCTATTGATGAAAGAAACGAGCAATTAAACAGCGCCGAAACCGGGAAGCTAGATGACGTTGCTGATTTTACTGCAATGTTAAAAGCTAACAATGAAGTAAACAGAATGGCCATTAAAGACGGTTATTCTTTGGGTGTTCAGCAAGGGATAATTGATGAGATAGCCTTTAACCCTTTAGATCCTTCATCTCTAACTCTAAAAGCAGATCAAGCGGAAATATTGAGCGATCATTATGGCGTGTCAGTTTCTCCATTAAGCGATAGCGAAGCAAATTCGTTGTCATCTAATATTGATTCAATGACCGTTGCCGAAAAGGTTCAACTTGCTAATACTTTAAACAGCGCTCCCTCAGTATGGGGTCAAATTTCACCAAAGAATCAACAAGCTTTCTCAATGGCCGGGGCAACTGGCGATGACGCTTTAATGACAGATGTTTTTAACGGGCAAGAATTATTGAAAGAAGGGTTAGTAACAGCGGTTAAAGCTAGCGAATACTTATCTGTTTCTGATGATTTCCTTGGTGATGTTTATGGAATTCAAGACAAGGCGTCAATATTAGAAGCAGCAAAAGCCCATTACGCTTCGACTGTTGGTAATGTAGATGTGTTTGATGGTGACGCATGGGAGGCTTCTTTGTCTGCTGTTACAGGCGGTATAGGCGAGGTCAATGGTAACAAGATTGAATTGCCACGGGGTGTTGATGAAGATACTTTTGAGGATTTTATTGATGAATTCTCAGGCTTGCAGGTTGAATCATTAGGCGGCGTTCTTGGCTTTACTGACAATCAAGCTGCCAACCAAATACAAAACGGCAAAATAAAAAGCATTGGCTCCAATAAATACATAGTTATGACCAATGAAGCACAAGCTTTGTTTAAGAAGGATGGCGAACCCTTGATAATAGAATTCACATCTGAAGTACAGGCTCAGCAAGAAGCCAAAAAATTCATTAAGTCAAAAACAATCGAAGCAGCCATATCTAAACTAAGGGGTTTCTAGTGCCTTTTTTATCAACTAGAGATAGCAGGGAGGCGTCACAAAACTTATCTCAAGCTAGCTTTGTTGAAGAGGCTAGTTTTAGTGAAACTTTCGCCGCTGGTGTTGGGCAGGTGTTTGATGAAGAGTTGTCTATTTCTTCCATGCTAAACATGGAGGGCTTTAATCAGCGAAAAAGCCAAGTTAAAGAGCTTGGTGATTCTGGGGCGTTTAACATCTCCAATTACACTAGCCCCGTTGGTGATGTTGACTATGAGCGTATATCAACTGATTTTCCTGATTTTAAAATAAAGAATGATCAAGCGTTATTTGATGAGCGAAAAAGCTTATTAAAGCGGCGAAGAGAATACTCTCAAGACGTTTTTGATCGCGGAAATGGTATGGCTCAGTTTTTAGGCATGGCAACCGGGTATATGCTAGATCCTATTAACATCGCAACCATGCCAATTGCCACTGCTGGCGTTGCAGTTAAAGGGCTTGGCACTTTGGGCAGGGCAATAACCATAGGCAAAAATGAGGCGGGATTAGCCGTTGCCGCCGAGTTAATGATTCAGCCTTTAGTTTACCAACACAAACATGATATTGATTCGCCATTTGAATTTAAAGACGCCTTAATAAATATAGCTACCGCCGCCACTGGTGCGGCTGTTATCGGTAGCGCGGTTGGTGGTATATCGGGCTACATAAAGGCAGTTAGAGAAAAGACTGTAGACTTACCGCTTGATGATGATGCGGTTATGTCTCTTGGCGCTTTAGCTAGGGTTGAAGATGATTTGAATATCATTAATTCAAAAACAAAACCTGAAAAAGCAAGCGTAGACAGAGCAAAAGAGCAAGGCTTTAATGTTGATAACGTTGTCTATCATGGCACCGACAGGGATTTTTCAGAGTTTGATGTAAGCAAGGCTGGAGAGAGAGGAGAGGATTTTGGTAATTACGTTTACTTTAGTAGCGATCCTGATGTTGCCTCTGGTTTTTCTGTCTCTTTAACTAAGTCAGAAAATTTTAATAAGGCATTAAAAAAAGCTGAACTAGCAAGGATAAAAAGAAATAAAGCGATAGTTGATTTTGGTGTTAATTCTAAAGAGCACATAGAAGCACAAGAACTGGTTGAAATTGCCGAGGCTAACAGGGCTAAAGTATACGACCAGGCCAATGAATTTGCAGAGCCGACAACAGGCTCTAATGTAAGGCCATCATATTTAAAAGGGGACTACTTAGAGTTTGACGCAAAAGGAAAGCACTACAGCAAAGTAAACGAAACAGCAATAAGCGCAGCCAAGGACCAGGGGAAAGATGGTGTTATAATAAAAAACAGCTTTGACAGATCAACAACAAAATCAAAGAAACAATCCGATGTGACAGTGGTGTTTGATGCCAATAATATAAGAAGTAAATTCGACACGTTTGAAAAGATAAAATCAGACGGCAAAATAATATCAGAATTAAACGATAAAATGGAAACCGTCAACCAGCCGTCAAAAGTTAAAGAAAATTATATTCAACCAGAAAGGAAAACCGCGACAACCGGATCTGTAACCCAAAGAGAGCGGGAGGTTATAGAGCGCAATGGCTTGACTCAAGATTATGACGCTGATATTGAGGCGTTTAAATCTTTAGACAATCCGCGTATAATACAAGACGATCAAGTTGTTGACGCTAACGATTTTATGAAAAGCATTGATGATGAAATAAATGGTATTGACGATGTTTTAAGGTGCGTAATTGGCTAGTTATAACGAATGTATAGATATCGCTTTTAAAAACGGCAAAATAACAAAAGATATTGCCGAAAGAATAAAGGCGGCTGACGATCCAGAGCTAGCAATAGACTCTGTGTTGACTGATTTATCGCGCCAAAAGCGAGAGGCGGCAATTCAGGCCGTTCGCATGTCTCAGGCATGGGGTAACATAAAGTCTCACCCCGATGGTGCTTACGATGGTCTTATAGGGCTTTTAACAAAGGATCCTAAAGGTAAAGCAGGTTATTTTAACGTAGAATACCTTGGTAAATTCTATGAAGGCAAATATGACTCAATGATGGCTGATGCGTTATCAGTTTTCAGAACTCGAAACATAGGTTTTAGCCAGGATGAAGAGGGGCTAAGGAATTTAGTTCGAGCTATTTATGGTGAAACCGTTGATGATCCGCAAATAATGCAATTTGCTAAAGATTGGGCTGACGTTACCGAAACCATCCGATTAGATTTTAATGCTAAAGGCGGCTCAATATCTAAAAATGAACGCTGGTTAATGCCGCAAAATCACGATGCAAGAGAAATTTTAGCCAAAGGCAAAACAGAATTGGAGTCTAAGGCGTTATGGAAAGCCAAAATAACACCAATGCTTGATAGGAATAACATGCTTGATGATATTGGCAACCCCTTAACAGACGATGCCTTTGATGAAGCCTTAGATTTTACCTTTGAAACCATTGTTAGCGGTGGACTTAACAAAACAAAAGATTTTACAGTGCCTAGAATGGGCGCGAAACTATCGCGCAAAGGTAGTGAAAAGCGATTTCTTTTCTTTAAAGATGCCGACTCATGGCTTGAGTATCAGAAGGCTTATGGCAAAGGTGATATTTTCACAACGCTTACCGATCATGTAAGCATGAAGGCAAATGACATTGCCACAATGGAAATATTCGGCACCAGCCCTGCATCAACATTTGACGCTTTATTAAACCAGATTAAAAAAGAGGGAAACATAAAGCCAAGGCAGGGCCGATTTGCCACAATGGTTTTTGATGTTGCCACTGGCAGGGTTAACCAGGGTGAGTTAACAACTTTAGCAGATTTTATGCAAACGGTTAGAAATGTTTTGGTGGCGTCAACATTAGGTAAAGCTTTTTTGTCTGCATTTAGTGACATTGGATTCCAGGCAATAACAGCGCGATACAATAATTTACCGGCTCTTAAAGTTATAACTAAACAAATGAGTTTAATGAACCCATCTAATGAGGCAGATAGAATAGCCGCTGTTAAATTGGGTTTAATCGCTGAGGCATGGAAAGGTCGCGCCACTGGCGCAAATAGATACGCTGACGTTTATGGCACTGGCGCTACTCAAAAGGTAGCCGAGGGAGTAATGAGAGCTTCTTTGCTGGCCCCTTGGACTGACGCAGGCCGTAAAGCGTTTGGCATGGAATACAGCTCAATGCTTGCTGATAACTTTTCTATTAAGTTTGACGATTTAGATCCCGCTGTCAAAAAGGCTTTTGCATCATACGGAATAAACGAACAGGATTGGAACACCTTTAGGGGGCAAACTCCGTTAGATCATAAAGGCGCTAAGTTCGCTGACATGACCCAAGATGCCGGTAAAAAATTTCACCAAATGGTTTTATCTGAAACTGATTTTGCAGTACCGACACCAGATTCAAGAGTTAGAGCGTTCACCACTGGCGGCTTAGGTCGGGCATCTGTTGCTGGCCAAGCATGGCGATCTGTTATGATGTTAAAATCATTCCCCATAACCATAATGACAACGCATTTTTATAGGGCAGCAATGCAAGCAACGTTAGGCCAAAAGCTTTCTTATGTTGGGCTGCTAGCAGCAAGTACAACCGTTTTGGGCGGCGCTGCGTTACAGATGAAAGACATTGCCGCTGGTCGCGAACCGCGCCCGGTGGATGAAAAATTTATTGGCGCTGCCTTCATGCAAGGCGGCGGACTGGGGATACTGGGCGATTTTGTATTCAGTGATAAAAACAGATTTGGCGGTGGTATTGAGCAAACTTTAGCCGGACCAACAGGCGAATTATTTAATAAGGCAACCAGTTTGACTCTTGGCAATATACAGCAAGCATTTAAAGGTGAAGAAACAAACGTATTAAGCGAGAGCGTTCAATTCGTTGATAGGTATACGCCGGATATTTGGCAGGCTCATTTGTTTAAAAATGCCATATTTGATCAAATAGAACTAATGGCAGATCCGAAAGCACAAAAAAAATTCAACAGAATAATGAAAAGGCGTAAAAAAGAGTTTAATCAAGACTACTGGTGGAAGAAAGGCCAGGTATTACCGGATTAAGAAAATTTATCAATCGGTCGTTGAAGGGCCAGACAAAAACAAATAGGAATTATTATGGTTCAAAACACACGATTAGGAAGCACGTTAGTAGAAGGCATGAAAACGCCGGTAGTCGTTGCTACTACGCTGAATATAACACTTCAGGGCTTGCCTTTAATCTCAGGAGTTCAGCTTGCTGCTAATGATCGCGTTTTAGTTAAAACACAAAACAACAAAGCGGAAAACGGTATTTATGTTGTGGCGGCTGGAACATGGGATCGAGCCAAAGATTTTAACGCCAATAATGATGTGGTTAATGGCCAGGTAGTTGTTGATTCAAATTCTGGCCTTATGTATCGCGTTGACTTTACCGGCACTTTTGATTTAGGTGTTACATTAACAAACTTCTTTGTTGTTCAGTCTTTTAACTCAAAAGACAGGGATAATATATCTGATATGCTTAACGATTCTTCGTTGGCTCTTACTAACGTTGTGCATGTTAAAGAGGAAACGTTAGGCGCTGGCAGTGAGGTATTAATATTTGATGTCAGAACGTTAATAACAGAAGACACACCAAACGGAATATATACCGGAATTGCAAACACTAACCTTAGCTTTGTTCGTAGAAAGTTGGGCGTAATATTTGACGAAGCAATAGACCGCCTAAACCCCCCAACGGTCGCCATAATGGTTGGCGATACCACATTAGAGCTTGGTGATTTTTTAACTGTGCAGGATTACGCAACGGGGCATAATTCGGGTTATTTACAGTTTAAAGTTGTGGCAGAGGCAACTGGGACAGCGGACGGCGGATCATTTATTGATTTACCTAATACCACGCCAGCACTGCAAGCTCAACAGATTTTCCCTATTAATAATGAAATCTCCGTCATGGCGTTTGGGGCTAAAAGGGGCGGTGTAGGGGTAATTGATGCTACTACCGAGTTCATTGCTTGTAAGGATTATTGCATAGCAAACGACTTTACAATGACCGCACCTGATGGTGATTTCTGGTTTGTTGCTGATTTGGACTTGTGGGGTGTTCGTAAAATTAAATTTAACTGTAGGATTTTGTTCACTCTAACCACTACGAAACTTATTGTCGGCGGCAGCACAATTAGCGTGCCATCTACAAACATCGAGCTTTATGTGTGCAGCGGCACCATACAGGTTTATGGAATGAATCGAGGTGATCTAAAGTTCAACCAAGCCAACACGTTGTATTTATTTGCGTCAAATCTCTTTAGCTTACAGAGGTTTACAGTTTCATATTGCCGTTTTGAATGGGTAAACGTTGACAATATCCATTTAGAGTGTCAAGACCCAGATGGACCTAGTGGCGCGTGGATTAATGAGAATAAATTCTATGGGGGCAGAGCTAGAGTTAGCTTCCTAATGGACGGCACTTACCCAATGAATAATAATATATTCTACGGTATGGCTTTGGAGTCAATGGACATTGACATTCAAATCGGCCAGAATACTCATTTCCACGATGTTCGTCTAGAAAAAGCACCCGACCCGGTAGTAATGAGCCTTAACTTTGGCGCTGGCACGTTTAACAATATATTTTGGTTAACGTGGGGTAACTTTGCAAATACGTCTATATGGGATCAACCAGCAGCAGCATGGGCTATTACGGACGCTGGTGATAACAACCGGATAGTATCGGCGCATTATGCGTATACAGAAAAAGACGTAATACTTAATATTGACCGGGAAAATCTAGGCGATGGAACCGCTTTTATAGTTAGCCCAGTTAATGCAGACAAAGTTCAAATAATTAATAACGCTATAACTATATGTGACACAGGAAAAATACAAGTTACTGATAAGCTTTGGTTTAGGCATACAGGTCAAGTCGCATCATTTTTTATACGGATGGAAGTTTATGACGAAGATGGTGTTGCAATAACTGTCGAGCCAGGTGCAGGGTTTAAAGATTCCCAAGGGACTACAGTTTTCAATGTTGCCGGTTTTTACGAATACACCAACCCTGTACTGGGTGGGGCTTATGCGGTCAATCCAATCAAAGACACAGCCGTTAAATATGTAAGGTTTTTAGTTATAACTGATAATGGCGCGGCGGGTGATGAACATACTAATGTTAGGTCTATGCTTGTTCAGCCCCAGGAAGACAAGCGCCCAGTTAAAAACCTATTAGAGGATAAGGTAAGAGTTGATGTTATATCAAATAGGGTGTCTGCGGTATCCGAAGCCACGGCCATTGATCTATTTAAATTCTCTTCAGGCGCGTTTGTTACGGCTGACGCTTCAGGTTCTTTAGCTGGCACATTAGAGATCGCGCTCACCGGCGAGAAAGGAAGCGTTGAAGATGCTACCAAGGCAACAGTAGACATAATGATCACAAAAGAAAACACCGGCTTGATGACTATCACGACAGGTACGCCGGTATTCTTATCTAATGGCGGGGCATTACTCATAGACGGTATAACGCTGGCAACTAAAGCGGGGGCCACTACTACTGAAGCAATTTTAACAATCACAATAACATCTAGTACCCACGCAGATCCGTTTGATGCGCTACGGGCCAGGGCTAGATTAACGGGGGTTGCTGATTTTAATAATTTTGGCTCTTATTTAATAGCAGCGGAAGCTATTTAAACTAACGGGCGCGGTCATGTGATCGCGCGCTTTGATTATGTATACGAATCACCGCAACCATTTTTGTGTTTTCCGAAATGACCTTTATATCTAACGCAAAAGGCGGTGAAATGACCATCTTCAATAGGCTCTCTCTTTGCTGCATGGCAACACTGTTTTCTATTCCATAATCCATCTATCCACTCAGCTAATCTTTTCATAATTCACCTTTTTCATACATTGTTTGCAGGGCTGTAAATATGTACCCTGCTCGATACATGCCTTGGCATGGTCTAACTTTATAGGCATGTTCATCTGCCACATTATACGACCACAGAGAGATTTATCACCAGGCTTAAAGCCATCATTTACAACATGGTGTATCCCATTGTTATTAGCCATTAGTATTTAACTCGCTTAACTTGATTGATATAACACGCATCATTTTACATGATAAATTTATTTCCTTGGCCGGATGAAACCAATAATAATCGCCATCAGTATCTTCTTTAATGGTTCCAATTAATATATCGTCATCACCATTAAATCCATCCCAGCCCCAAACCTCGAGAAATTTACCATTATTTTTAAATTCAAACATTTCTCTATCCTTTTAGTGATTGCGCCTTGGTGTTATTTAGCCGCACCTTTGATTTTCTCAATTGTGCGGTATGCAGCAAGCCCCAATAGCATACTAACAAGCTCCATTAGCCCATCACCAGTGAACGGAAACTCAAGTATTTTATCAGCATTCCAAGAGTGCCTAACCCAAATCAAAGTACCAAAGGCATAACGAACCGGAAAATAAAAGAACAGGCCCATAGCGGCGACCCATAACAATGCGGGTCGACCACCGGCAACAAACCAATTGCGATGACTCGCGGCGGTGACATTGGCCAGGGCTTGCATTAATTGCGGTTTTTGCTTTATTTCTTCGAGTTGATTACTTAAAACCAAACGCTCTTCATCCGAAGTAAATAAGCTATCACCGGCTTTACCTATCGCGTCAATAGGGTTGTTACCTGAAAAGTCAAACCATCCCATTTTACCACCTCGCGCTATTGTTGCGGGTGTCGATATGCGTAAAGCTCTGATAGCGCCCTACGCCATACCGACACATATAATTAAAGTTCAGATATTCCCAAACCGCAATCGGGGATATATCATCCACTGTCACATCAGCGGCCCTACAAACCAAATGCTGGCTCTTTTTAGCACCGTTAATGCTATCGTTGTACTTTTTGCATCGACTGCCTGAGTTGATGCGCACAGGCCGGTCGAAATGCTCCCGCAAATCTTCAAGGACCGTTATTAGCTCGACATCAACCGTGTCAAATTCGCAGCCACATCGACAGGCCATTTCTGACCTTGAAAAATTCTTACTTATGTCACCCATTTTTAAAAATCCCCAGTTGTGCGCCTATAGGCGCGTTAGTTTATATCTCTTACTACTTTACAGTGGTAACCAACACCAATGCTTGTCCCTGGCATCATTCCTATCTTTTTAGCGTCTTCATCGGTAGGGGTTACGTAAGGGCATCCAACAAGCCAATCTTTAGTATCGCTAATAACGCCAATGAATCTATCGCCAACCTTACATTTTGCGTTTTCGCAAAAACTCGTACCTGTTATTTCAATTTCAACTTTTTTCACATCTTTCTCCTTGCGCCCATAGGCGCGGTGCTTTAATTTAAAATTCTATTAACTTCCCTAACTGTATTTATTTCATAAGCGTTTCCACTAAAATATTCATTTATTTTTTTAGCTAACACCCCTTGCACCTTAACTACCCCAGACTTAACGCTCATTACATCATCACAGCTTCCGTCTAGGTCATATTTAACAAGAGCTTTTATTACTGGCTTGGTTGCACTTATAAATAAAATCATTTGGCTTATCTCATTTCGTTGTTGATGTATAGATTATCGCCTATTGTTTCCGGTAACGCAAGTGGTAAAGTAAAATAAACCAAATTAAATTGAAAAAGTAACTGTTTTCTGTGCTAGTTAGGTTTGCGTATCTCAATAAGTTTGGCAGTTAAAATAATATGCTCTTCGTCCGTAACTGAATACTCTTTACGTTTACGATTGAGTTCTTTGTTTTTGGCCCTTAGCTTTTCTATTCGTTTGTTTTTCATTACTGCCCCACATCCAAGTAAACACCATCTTCATTGTCACCATGAACGCCTATAATAACCTCTTCGTTACAGCGGAACATGGCGGTCACGGTAGTTCCGCCTTCAAAAGCAGACAAAAGCTCTATTAATTCACTTACTGTAATACTTTCCATCTCTTTCAATTCTCCATTTGTGCGCCCATAGGCGCGTTAAAAGTTAATATTTAAGCTCTTGGCCGCGAATTTTGCCAGCAGCCAATGCTTTAACGGCTAAACGAGCATCATCACGATTAAGACCGGCATCAATAAAATCATTCATTGCCTTGGTTTTTACACCATTAGCGTGACGTTTGTCTGCTTCTCTCGCTGCCTTTGCTGTAGCAACCCGGGCGGCTTCATCTTGCTGGCGTTTTAATTCGGCCTGTCGTGCGTTTTCAGCGGCAACCTCGGCATTACGTATAGATTGCTGTCCTGCTAAAATTAGGCGTTCTTTCGCATCAATAGCATCTTGCTTTGCTTTAGCTTCCGCTGCAACTCTATCGCGCTCTGCCTGATCAGCCTTAGCTTGTGCGTCAATAATATCTTGCTTGGCTTTAGCTTCGCGCTGTTCGGCTTCGATCCTGTCCCGGTTGGCTTGTGCTATTTTTTCGGCTGCTTCTTGTTCGGCTTGAATTCGTGCGTCATAAGCGGCCTGTCGCTTAATTTCCTCAGCGAGATCGATTCGCTCTTGCTCTGCTAGTTTTTCGGCGTATTCCCTTTCGGAATATTCAATAATCGCCTCTCGTTCGAGCAATTCAATTTCTTTGGCCAGCGCTTCGGCTTCTTCTTTGGCTAGCTTTTCGGCCAACTCTTTAGCTTCGGCTGCTGCTTTTTCTGCTTCCCAAGCTGTAAGCGGCTCACGAGTTTTATCACGAAGTTGATCCATTTTTTCGATAAATTCGCGTAACTCAATGTCGATTAGTTTTGGTTGGGCTTTTAAAAACTTGTTATAAGCTCGACCGGGCTTTACCACAGCGGTTTTAGATCTTGAAATTCCAGCGGCCAGTGATGCCACTCTATCACGTCCAACGCCTGTTGATAGGTCTGGAACTTCTCCTTCAACTTCGGCTTTTGCCTTTTGATAGAATGCGTCTAAGCCCCCGACACAATAAATTTTAGGGTAATTCTTTTCAGCTACTTCCAACACTGCTAGTTCAGTACTCATTATAAACTCCCTCTCGTTAAAATTTAATTTCGTTTATGCTATCACTATTTGCAGCGATAACAGATCCGATGACTATTGCCAGCGTTTTTGCCAATGTCGCTGCCAATAACGCTTTTCGTTTTGATTCTCGGCGTTGCAGGCGCGACACCAAGGGCTTAATCCTACTTTTGCTGACCTGGCAATATTAAAGAATTCAGTATCAGCAGGAAAATAATCATCGCACCTCCTGCAATATTTTAACCGCTCCCCCATCTCGAATTTAATTGACGTTACCCGGCGCGCAGCTTTTTGCACTGACGGGCGTTTATCAAACCAGACGGGCGAGTAGCAGCCAATCATTACGGTATCGCCCACTTCGGTAGTGATGGCGTTCCAACTAGCTTGCCATTGTTTAGGTTAGTCCACACAGTCGGGAGATAATACAAGTACCGGCCAACACCCCAAAGTACCGCGGCGCGTTTGAACGAGTCAGAGCCTTGGCCCTTTTCACCTTCAATCTGAGTTTCCCCGGCCATGTTTGATCGCCATAACCATTCGTCACCGATTTTAATGCCAATACGACAGCAGCCTTTAAACGGGTATTCAACTTGCCAGCCATCGCCGCACACGTCATCTAGGCGCTTCATAACATCACGCGCATCCAGATAGGCAAGTGCGATGCCGCTAGTGGCTTGCCATGGCTTACAGTTGAGTTTCTTGGCGTTTGTTGAGCCTACACGCCAATGCAAAACCTTTGGATCGAACGGCTTTTTTAATTGCTCAGTTATTGTCATGAGTTTTAGCGTCCTGTTGCGCGTCATATTCGTATTGAAAAGATTGCAATGCCAAAATAACATCATCAACATTTTTAATATCAACAAAAGCTAACGTCTGTATTAACTCGCCTTTGTCGCCTATCATTACTT